GCGTTATCTTCACCCTGCCGTTGGTTCGGATTGGGGTCGCCACCATCTCCATCACCAGCCTCAATCTCGTCGAAACGATTCTCTGCTATTGTCTGCAAGTCCATTCCCATCTCCTTTAGATTGCCCATTAAATGATATGTAGCTCTATCATACTAAACGCTATTGTTTTTTGCAACTAAAAAGTACCACCGAAGTGGAAACGGTGGTACATAGGCGGCGGCGTGGGAATAAAAACTGCCCCGCAATGCGATTATACTATACTTGGTTGTTGTCGCTGCTGCCGCCAAACAGACTGCCCAATACTCCCGCCGTTGGTACTGCTGCGGCAACGGGCAAGTATTTATTTATCTTTCCCATTATGCCTGCTCTATCGCCGCCTGACTTTATATCGTTAAATATATTATCCATGAGTGCTTTTTTTGATGATAGTTGGTAGCCATGCGCTGAATGTGGTATTGATCCGGTCATTACTACATCGCTATTAGTTATGGGCGCGTTTAATTCTCCCCATCCGTTTTCTGGTATACCTGATAAAAACTCGTCATCCCATGCAATGTCGCGCAATGCTTGGCGGTTTGATGGTATCTTTTTGCCGCCAAACTCACCAATGAATAGTTTGTTTTGTGCGTCTACCGGTGACATTCCCTTAAATGGAATCCATGCGGTATCTGTTGGTGAAAATGCCTTTTGTCCGCTTGTGTTCATTAAGTCCGGATCAAGCGCGGTTAGGTGTACGCCTGATTTTTCGTTTACCATACCAAATCCCATTGGTGCATTGTCTAGTGTTGTTAGTGCTATATTTTGGTAGTCGGGTAGCGTGCGTGCTGCGGTACGCGCTATATTTTCGGATCTGAACAACCCCGGTGAACTATTTAATATATTGCGTGCCACATCATCGCTGCCGGATAGTATATTGTCCGCTATCGCATTTACTGTGCTATCCCTTAACTCATTAGCACCTAGCTTAACGCCATACTTTACTGAATGTTTAGCCGCGTCATCGCCTATGCTTGCCAATAGGTTTGTCAAGATACTCATAAGCTACATCCCCGGCAATAGGCTACTCAACACTGGGGCCGGTGCTGCGCCTGCCATTGGATTCATCGGTGCGCCTGCGTCTGGTGCTGGTGGCATAGGTGGCATACCCGGTGCGCCCATCGGCATACCCGGCATTGGTGCGGGTGCTGGCGGCATTGGTGGCTCTGGTGTAACCGGTACGTTTGGATCAAGTAGCATACCATTTGCATTGGCTTCTTCGAGTTTAGCGCGCTGTGATAGGCCAATAACTGCGTCCTCAATGTATCCAATAAGCTTCTTCTGTAGCTCTGGTTTGGCGTACAGGAATCTATCAGTTAATAGCAATTCACGCATGGCTAGAATGTAGCTTGGCTCAATGTCTCTACGTGGCTCGGCTTCTTGGCCATTCATTATAATGGTAAAGTCAACATAGGCATCACGGTTCTGCACTTCGCTCTTAACATCTGATACTAAACTATCAGGTGCCATCTTGAACTTAACCAATGCTTCGTATCGTTTGTCGGCGTCTTTCAGTCCAAGGTCTTTGAATAGGTTGTACGGGTCCACTAGCCCCATCTTCGCAAGTCCCATGGATACGTTCTCGCGTCGCTCTTTGTCCTGCTTCAATATGCTTCCTTGTGACACGGTAATGTTGGCTACGTCCGGCATATTCTCGCGTGATAATTCCACATACATAAACGTACCATCGTTATCGCGGGTCGCAAATGACTTCTTCTTGTCGTAATACACCTTCATCATCTGCACTAGCAGTCTAAAGTAGCGGTCTAGTGCGTACTCAATACAACGTATAATTTCATCCTGTCTACCGCTGGCCTGTGATTGCATCATTTTGGCTTCACCAAGAGTACCAACCTCACGTTTACTATCATCGCCGCGGAACTGTGACGGTGTGCCTAGGATGTTGTGTATGCTGTTCTTAATATCTTGCTTGTCTTGGATCACATAGTTAGGTAACAGGTGCGGTGCGATCTCACCATATGCGCTAGCAAGTGGCATTTCGCCAGGGGTGTCAAGCATAAGTATTTGGTTGGGGTCACGAGTAATGTTGCCCGCATCCTCGTCGGGGATTGAGCCAGTCTTTAATACCAACAGGCTGTTGGCGGTGTCGGCGTTCTCTATGATCTGACGACCACGTTTGTTGAGTACGTCCTGCAATGGTATGGCCTGCTCGATCGGGCTGGTCTGGTCAATCAAGTGGCTGCCGTCATTGATATAGTTGAATAGTACGTATGGTTTGGTCGGTCTATCAATAAAGTTGCGGATAGCCACGCCATCTCTATCATATAGATAGTTCGGGTTGCGCTTCTTGTCTAGGATCGTATCGCCTATATACCATGCAACACACTCATCTTCGCCATCTTCACCAGATGGATCGGTAAACCATACTTCATTGTAGGCTACAATCTGGCCAAGTAGCTTCGGCGTCTTACGCTGGCGTCCTAATGCTTCGAGTATCTTCGATTCTCTATCGGGAAATCGTTTTACAAGTGCGGCCACGCTATCGGTGCATATCTCGCAAATGAACCTCGGCTCCTCATCAAGCAAGCAATCTTTGTCTAATATCAAACGTGCTGGATCAATAGCAATTGGTACAATATCATCAAGAATCGGATCATACTTGAGCTTTATTACACCAACACGCTTCAAATACATGTTCTTCACGGATGCGCCAACACGTTTGGCAAGCTGCCAACGTTGGTTATGGATATTAACTGCATTCTCCAAGTCCTCGGCCATCACCTTGCTTTGTGGGGTGTCATCTTCTGGCGTAACTTCACATGATGGATCACGGCCGGTGACATAGGCTAGGATGGATTGTGTACCAACGTATATTTGATTATCAACAAACGGCACCTGATAGGCGTATAGCTTCGACTTATCTATCTGTTTTCCAAGATAATAGCGTTCGTTCTTATTACGTGCTGCGGCTAGGTCATAGCCTGCCTTGTCGTCCCAATAGCTTTGGCTATCCTGTACCCAACGCTTAAAGGTCATATTCAACTCACGGTCATCAGTATCGATAGATAGAATTGGTAGTTCGTCAATGATACCAGTATCAACTGTAATGTCATCTACTGTGCTATCGCTGTAATATTTTTGGTCAACACCCATAAAATCAACCTTTCTTAAATCTAATATATCACACTATCAATACCACACCTCTAGCGTACAAATGGCTAGATGACTATGGCAATCCGCATGAGACTCATTGGCAGACAATCATTGAACGCGAGACAGGTATACGCCGTGCCTATGTACCAGCCACGATTGACAGCAACCCGATATTGCTTGCGGGCGACCCGGACTATATCAACCAGCTTGAGAGCTTAAAGCATAGCGACCCTGAGCTATACCGCGCATGGCGTTTTGGTGATTGGGTGACGGCGTAACTTCATGCCAAAACATCTGAATGCTTGTCCCGCTCGATCTTCAAAGTCTGATAGATCCTCTGCGTTACGCCTGATCACTAACTGCTTGGCTCTTGGATCTGGGGCGCGTCTACCTAGTATTGCAATGCTGGCATCTGTCTTGCCTGGTCCACGCGCTCCACCAAATAGAATCTCTCGATAGCGGCGGTCTTGGGATAATGCAACGGCTAACTGCTGAGGACCTGGCATAGGTACCCAATAGCCAGCATCACGTAAGGCTTTAGCCTCGTTCGCCGCTAGTGTCTTTTTCTTCATCTGGTATCTCTGCGAAATTATCGGGCAACGCTGGTATAATAAATCCTTTTAACAGTGGGATAGTCTTCTCATCAATATCTAATCCTATATCCTGCCTAGCTTTACCCTCGGTTCGATCTGTAATCTCTTTAGTCTCGTCAAGTGAATCTTTATCATCGCGCTCTGCTCGTTCAATACGCAATAATGCAATACGCTGGAATGAGGTGGTAGGCTTAAACTCTGCGCGCTCAACATCACTCATGCGGCCTAGCTTGTTATACCAATACGATATTGAGGTATCTTTGCTCCATCTTCCCTCGCTGCGGTTATCTGGATTGTCACCAACCCCGCCTATGCCGTCCGGGTTCGGTGTGCTGCCAGGCTGCCACTTCCCGCTGTTAAAAGGATTTAT